TGTCGAAACAGCTGCCGTGTCCAAGATAGTTGATTTGTTCGGTGGTGGTAGTGGCTTTACTGGTGGAGGCGGCAAGGCCGTTACTCAGACAGTCGCTAAAGAAGCTGGCGGAACTGCTGCTACGGCAGGCGGTTCTAAGGTTCTTGGACGTCTGTTTGCCAAAGGTGGTGCTACATCAACGGCAGAGCTTGAAGCGGCTAGTGGTCTCGGCGGTGGTAAAGCCATGATGGCTGCTCGTGGGCTTTCTAAAGCTGTTCCATACATGAGCATTGCCGCTTCGATACCAGAGTTGTTTGGGACGACCCAAAAGACGCTAGGAAAGCACTTAGGTGGTTTCGCTGGATCGGCCGGTGGTGCCGCTGCAGGCGCTGCTGCTGGCTCTGCGGTTATGCCGGTTGTTGGGACTGCTGTTGGTGGCGTGATTGGCGGTCTTGCAGGTAGTAAGCTCGGCCAATCAGTTGGTGGCAGTATCCAAAAAGGCGTTACCAAGAGCTTTCCTAAACTTACTAGTAAGATGTCTGATCTAGGTCATGACATGTCTAAGAAGTTCAGCGGTAGCTTCAAACCTAAACCATCGCTAAACGACAAGCAATTTTCAAAGTCGTATACCTCACTGACGAAGACACTAAATAAACAGGCCAAAGTAAAAATTAAGACCGACACTTCCAGCATCAGCAAGGCTCAGAAGCTCACTGATACGACGTATGGCAAGATGAAGAAATCGGTCGACAAGTACTACGGCAACAAGCGTCAAATGTCTATCAAGGACTATGCAACGTTGGTTCAGAACGGTTCTATGACTGAAAAAGAGGCCAACAGGCTTTTAAATAAGGCCAAAGAGAACTATAACAAGCAGGCGAAAGCTCAGAAAGATAATATTGGAAAAATGAAAAAAGATTCCGATAGTTATTACTCAAAGCTTGGCAAGGCTGAATCACAAAAGAACAAAGAATTGGCTGCTGCCCGTAAAAAAGATGGCAATAACCATAAAAAGTATTTAGCTGATAAAAAGAAAATTGAAGAAAGATTTCAAAAACGAGCAGCAGGTGACCGCAAGAAGTATTTAGCACAGTTAGCCAAGGATGAAAATAAGTCAAACGATGCTGTTACAAAAGCCACTAAGATTTCATCTGGTAAGCAGTTAGACATTCTTGAAAACTTGAAAGACCATAAGGGCAAGCTATCCAAGGAACAAATGACTGAAACAATTAGAAATTCAGCTAAGGAACGCGATAAAACCATTAATAACGCCGACAAACAACGTGATAAGTCTGTAAGTGCGGCCAAAAAGAAGTATAAAGAGACAGTAGCTGCTGCCGACAAGGAACGTTATGAGAACGGTACAATGAGCCGAAAGCAATATGAGGAGGTCGTTGGTAAGGCGCGCAAGCAACGTGATGATTCCATTGATGCTGCTGATTCCCAAAAGAAGAAGACTGTTAAAAAGGCTGAGGAAACGCATACTAAGGTCGTTGATGAAGCAACTAAACAGGCTGGCGAGCATAAGGGTGCGGTTGATTCTGAAACTGGTGACGTTATTACATTCTGGGGAACCTTCATTTCCACCTTGCGTGGTAATTGGAATGATATGATTGGCGGAATTAATGGTGTGTTACATGCTTTGAACAAGAAATGGGGGAACATTCCAACTTGGAAAAAGCATGCTGCTGGTCTGAATGGTTCCATGGGCGAACATACGGCGCTCGTTGGTGAAGAAGGATTCGAATACATGGGAACGGCGAATGGCTCAATTATGCCAATTGGTGTTGATGGTCCTGAAATTCGTAACATTCCAGCGGGTGCGTCTATTTTGCCACATGGTATGTCCGTTGAGTTTGCTCAGATGGCTAAAGGTTTGCCTGGGTACAAGTTTGGATTACCTGGCTGGTTAACCAGCACGTTCAGTGCTTTGAAGAAAGGTGTTGAGGGCGCTGCTGACCTTGTTAGCGAAGGTGCTAGTGGCGTGGTCAACAAGATTGCTAACGCAACTGGCATTGGTAAGCTCGCAAAGATGTTCAGTGATAATACCACTGCGTTCGGTGCGATCGCAAGTGGCACTAAAAGTTCTTTGATTGATAATGCTATTAAGTATGTTAAAAGTTTCTTTAAAAAGTTTAGTGATGATTCTGGCGGTTCATATGATGGCGCCAAAGGTCATTATAACCCGAGTTTGATTGAGAAGGCTGCCAAAGAAATGCACGCATGGCCGTTACCTACTGGTTTTAGCAAAGCTTTGCAAGCAACCATCATGAGTGAATCCGGTGGAAAATCCGTCATTCAAACTATTCATGATATGAATAGCGGTGGCAATGAAGCAGGTGGTATCTTGCAATTTACTCCTGGAACCTTTGGTGCTTTTGCAATGCCCGGACACAAAAATCGTATGAGTCCTTATGATTCATTATTAGCTTTCTTCAATAACTCTGATTGGCGCAATTCCATTGGCTGGACAACTATCTGGGGGCAACATAAGGTGGATTGGCTGCACAGTGGCCCACAAGGTCATCGTCGGTTTGCTAACGGTGGCTGGGGATATCCCGACAAAGTCAATATCTTTAATGAAGTGCCTGGAGAACCAGAAGTGGCTATTAACCCAGCCCGTGATAGTGCTGACAGTCTGATTGTTGAAGCGGCACAAGCACGTGCTGCTAAAGCGCCTAATGGATTAGTTGCTAAGGCTATGCGAGTAGTTGGAACTGCTAAGGCAGGCATTCAACGCACAGCGCCAAGCTTTGCATCACGTGGCGTAGCAGAGGCAGAAGGCCAAGCTGTCGGCAGCCAAGCAATCAGTGGCGATATGACGATCTCAGTACAGCTAGACAGCAACACGATTGCTCGTGCTACCTATCCAAAGATTAGTATTTTGCGGAACCAAGAAATTCAGTTGAAAGGACAAACGACGGGTAATACTTATGTCTACTAATTACAAAGGTTCAATCATAATTCAACGGCGTGATGGTACAATGTACGACCTTGAAAAAGAAAGAATACACGTAGTAACATTCGCCCCGCCTTCGGCTAACTTTCAACACACTTACACGCAAATTGGTAGATATGGTGCTGAACTGTCTGATAGTCAGATTCAGCAAACAACCATACCCTTAACATTTGATGTGTATGCTCGAGACAACTATGATTACGAATTACAGAGGCTCAAAGTGCTACGGATATTTAGTAGTACGGAGCCTTTTTATGTTATCAATATGCGTACACCGTTTTTGAGATGGAAAGTAGTTGCTGAATCATTTGCCTATCCACGATTAGGCAATTTTTGGAAAGCCAAAAGCGTGGCGATTAATCTGGTGTGTTATGACGGATTAGCTGAAAGCACAGCTACAACATTAGATCCATTTACCTTTGATGGTGGAACTTATGGTATTGGAATGGGATTACCATTCGATACACCAAAGTACACATTCACCAATCAAACTAAATTTAATTTTTACAATCCATCAATCATACCGTTATTAGCTAGTGAACGACCAGTTACTGTCACTTTCAAAGGTAACGTAGATAATTCATTGACTATTAAGAACACAACTACCGGCCAATCATTTACGTATAAGAAATCATTGAATAAAAACCAGCAACTAGACATTATCGGATTAATTCCGATGGTAGATGGTACTCAAAGGTTTGGTAATGATTATTCTGACCGTAGCTTTATTGACTATGCAATCGGTAATAATGCTATTGAAATTGTTGGTTCAACTGATTTTACAATTTCATTTAAAACGAGGTTCTATTACTAATGTCTAATGTTATATATGTAAAGCAAATATCAAACGATGAAACACCAGCGATTGTTTATAATCTTTCAATTACAGAGAGTTTAAACGAATTAAGCACTGTATCATTCACATTAGATGATAGTGTTCAAAATAAAGTTGCAACACTTATGATGTCGCCACAGACAATGGTTCTGGTACCCGAAACGGGTCAATGGTTTAGACTTACTACTGTTAATCCAGTATCACTAGGAAACACAAGATCATACCAAGTATCTGGAGTGCATGTTGGTACGGACTTACACGATAAGTATGTTGAAAGCAAGTTGTCCAACACGCAGAGCTTAGATGACTGCATGAAATTCATTACCGACGGAACACCTTTCAAGTATGTTATTCATGATACATTCAGCAAATATTCATTTAGTGATGGCTTTGGTGGCGATTTTTCGGATAGCCTGCTTATGAACACGTTGAAAGATGATTTTGGGCTTGAATTTTATTTTGACAATTGGGATATTCATATTTACAAGAAAATGGGTCAAAGCGATCAGTTTGTATTTATTGATGGGTACAACGCTCACAAAATTTCTTGGACGGAAGATTACAGCAACATTCGCACAAAAATAAAGGGATTAGGGAAGCGAAATGATAATGGTAGTTATGCAGCTACCGCAGAATACACTAGCCCTAACGCTGCTATTTGGGGCGTGAAACAAGCTGCAACTATTCAAGATGATAGGTTTACGGATTCTAGTTCTCTGACTAGTTATATCAAGAGTAAATTACAAGATTATCCCATTATTCAATACACAATGGAACGTGCCGAATTTGAGCACGGAGCAAAACTCTCAGATATAAATAGTATCAAGATTGGGAACTCTGGCCTATTAAAAGATAGGTTAGGTGTTGACGTTGATACTAGGATTGTTGGAATGACCTATTACCCACAGGACAGCAAAAAGAACGATACCGTCACATTTGGGAACAAAATATTTGATTCTGCTCACAACTGGGCAATGCAACAAAAAGCAAAAAACGCCAACGAACATATTGGAAATTCGGTTAAGCAGTTGACACAAAACGTTACATCGATGATGAACAATGGGGTTTGGTATATATGGAGTTAATATGACAGATTGGAATAATAAGAGACCTGAAATAGTAAATAACGTTAGTGCATTAGGAATTGGCAAAGCTATTTATGCTGCACCTGACGGAAACAAAGCAACCGCTAGGCTATTGGTTGCTGCCGATGGATTTCACTTTAAAAATAGTGATTTTGATGATTTAAAATTGCTTAGTTTATCAATGCTGTCTCCAACAGGAAGCACGTTCTCAATTTCGTTTGATGATAATGGCAATTTACTAGTCAATGGAAAGGTATACACAACGCCAACTAATCAGATCGATGAGACGATTAAAGGCAATAAAAATTATGAAGGCCAAACAAAGTTGTCTGGTGGATTAGTAATAAATTCATCTGGGAGCGATTACGAAATCTCGGTGGACGAAAACGGAAATTTAAAAGCAACTAAAATATCTGAAACGTTAGGAGAAAACGATGGAAAAACTAAAAACCAATGAACTTTCACTTGGATTAAATCAAACATTTAGAAATGATTTGGTCGATAATTTTAAAAAAATTCAAAATGGTGTAGATGGTCAATCTGATACTCTCAATAAGCAAATCACTGATTTACTAGGTGATGTTGCACCACAAGACCAAAACGAAGTGACGCAAGCCAGAATTGATGCGCATGGTAACCTTTATGGAACCCTCAAGAGCAGAGAAGACGTGACGCAAGCTACTGCCGAAACTGCTTTATCAGAGGAACGTGATACGTCTGCTGAAGTTCAAGATGCTAGAACCAATTCAAGTAGTCAAACCTATCCAACGTTGAAAGAACGAATGGATGATCAGGAAAATGATTTGAATAATAGTATCAATGATAAGTTATCTCAAATAAGTTCTGTTCCTGAAACGTTCGCTAATCTTGCTGCATTAAAATCAAAATATCCAACCGGTAAAACTGGGCTATTCGTAACCGCCGATACAGGACATAAGTACATTTGGGCTAACAATGTGTGGAATGATGCTGGAGTATATCAATCGGTTGGCATTGCAGATAGTTCTGTTAAAAATAATATGTTGGCCCATAATACTTCGATTGGAATAGTGTTCCCATCTGGAGATAAGCCGTTAAACTTTAATACAGCAGCACGCACATTAACAATTCAGACATCGATAAATATTATCGTTAGAGGGTCAAATCAGTATTCAGTTCCGGCACAAACATTTTCATTAAAAAACGCTTTCGGTAATAACCATTATATTGTGTATGACACAATTAAAGGAAATTTAGGCTTAGTTGATAGCGCGCTGATTGATGATACCCAAGTTGTAATTGGTGGTGTCAGAGACTTAATGTTTTATATTAATGGCCCTTATACTGTTGACGGTTTTTATCCATACGGAAATGACCGTCAAGCGTATTACAGTATTTATTCAAACGGTTCTGGCATCACTGTAGACACAACTAATAAGACGATTAATCTAAATGGGCTTTTCTTTAATTATGGAAGTCTTAACATCCCCCTTACAAACAAAAGTATTACGTATAATACCGACGGACCATTGTTCGTATATTACAATGCTGCCAGCAAAGAAATTCAAATGGAAATGCCACCTATCAACACAACATCAGACAGAGTATTTCTAGGATGGATTCGTCCATTGAATGCAACATATTCATTAAATGTTTCAGAAAAACAAATAAAATTCACTCCGGTGTTGCCAGATAATGAATACCTAAATACACTACCTAACATTATCGCTCTTGGAGATTCTATTACAGCCGGTTACGTTCCAAATGCTAGTCTAAACGGAGGATGGCCAACAATTCTTAGTCGGAACGTTGGTATCACTGTATATAACGAAGGTGTATCAAGCGCGACAATTCAAAACGGAGGTGCAAATGATAGTATCTCATTTGTAAATCGTTCAGCGACAATTGATTTTTCTAGGGCAAATGATGTTGTTATCTTCGGCGGAACGAATGATTTTGCACAAAACTTGCCAATAGGTAACATTAGTGATAATACATCAAATTCACTTTACGGATCTATGAATATTATTTTTAGTAATATTTATACAAGTAATCCAAATGCAAAAGTGTATATTGTATTACCGATGTGGCGAGCGAGAATAACAGGTGGAAACGTTGACGTTGGGACAACGGCAAACTCTATCGGACTATTATTAAAAGATTACTGCGAAGCACTAAAAAACGTGGCTAATAAATATAACGTTCCATACCTAGATACCTATCACAACATGGGAATCAATAATATTAACAGCGCTAATTGGCTGTCTGACGGGCTTCATCCTAATGATGCTGGGTACGCTCACCTAGCAAATCTGATTGGGAATTTTGTTAAAACCAAACAGTAGTCAATAATAATGTTCCGTCGTAACAAAAGATACAGAAAAAGATTCGCTGTATGTTGGTATACCAGCAAGAAAAGTTAAAGATTTATAAGCTGTCTAGATGACGGCTTTTTATTTTGTAAAATATTAGGGAGATGAATGAATGCACGGAGTATTGGGTGAGCTGTTTGATGAAATTGGGTGGGTAGGGGTATTAGTTGTTGGCTTACCCAACGCAACGCCTGCAGTTTAGGCGTTTTATTTTGCCCAAATTTGAGAGAGGGTGATGTGGTTGGGACTAGCCAATCGCCACCAGCACCAGAAGACGTATTAAAATAGAGGGGATGTAAAAAGTGAAATTCAAAAATAAACTATTACTGACTGGAGCCGCCACCATGGCGACTCTTTTTTTAGGGCTGAATGCTAACGCTGCCCGCATGGATATGGTCGATGTATCGAATAACAATGGCTACATGTCAACAGCCGAATATACGTCAATGCGTAATGAGTTCGGCGTTAAGGCTGTTACGGTCAAGATTAGTGAAGGCGGTACGTATAAAGACCCGTATGCTGCCAGCAATATTGCAAATGTCCAAGCAGCGGGAATGTATATCAATGGTTACCACTTTGCACGCTATGCCACTAAGGCACAAGCGATTGCCGAAGCTGATTTTTCCGGTCAAACGGCTAAAGTGGCAGGACTACCGGTCGGTGCGGTACTAGCGACTGACGTAGAATCGCAGGAAGCCAATAACCAATCCAAAGCAACTAATGACCGCAATAATGCCGCCTTCATGCAAGAAATTCAGAAGTTTGGTTATCGGGCCGACATTTATACGTCTGGATCATGGGCTAACAACAAGATGACCATTAAGGGCAAAACTGGCTGGATTGCCGCTTACCCGTATGTGGTTAGCGGTAAGAACTGGTATTCAACTAATCACGCATGGCAATGGTCATCAACGGCTAAGTTCCGTATTAGCTATGGTGGCTTCGATGTTAGCCAATTAAATGACAACTACTACACCGCTGGTCAAAAATCAACAGTAAAGCCAACTAACAAAGGTGCAGTTAAGACTAACAACCAAAAAGCAAACAAAAATGTTTCCAAGCCGGCTGCCTCGGCAAAGTGGGTCAAGGAAAAGAAAACCTACACACTCAAGACTGCGGTTAAGCTGCACACAAGCACGTCAACGTCATCAAATACGATCGCTATTTTGCCAGCTGGAACTACGGTAAAGACTGATCAAGCCATTATTAAGGGCGGGTACCGCTGGGTACGTCAGCCACGTTTTAATGGCTATGGCTATCTAGCAACCGGCCCGGCAAGTAATACGCTGGAATATGTAAAGAGTGGTGCAACTCATACGTACTACACAGTCAAGTCTGGCGACAGCTGGTGGACAATCGCACAACGCAACGGCCTAAGCATGACTACATTAGCTAGTCAGAACGGAAAGACGATTTACACCACTATCTATCCTGGCCAGCGATTGGTGGTGCGGTAATGGCACAATACGACGATACAACCAAGTTATTAATGGATATTCAAAAGGATGTGGCCGCCACCAAAACGAAAGTTGAGAACATCGAAGAAAAGCTAAATCAAGTTGACAATATTGGCGACAAAGCGGACAAGGCCCTAGCCAAGTCCATTGAAGCTAGCCATCAAATTGACCGCGTGACAACCATTCAAAATTGGCTGATCGGTGTCTTGGTTAGTGGCGTGCTCGTCACGTTGCTGGTATATGTTGCTGAGAAGTTTTTATAGGAGGATACTATGAAAAAAATTAGTTTTAAGAATGCTGATGGAAGCTTGAATGGAAAACTGATTGCTGGGATCATTTCCTTACTGATCGTTTTGGTTCAACAGGTACTAGCTGTATTTGGCATCAAGTTTGCTGGTGACTGGTCAGCCATTGTCGCTGTTATCAACACGGTATTAACAATCCTTGGTATGCTGGGTGTTATTACTGACGTTCAAACAGTGACAGCACCAACGGTTGACAGTGACGAGGAAAGCCAAGTTGAAGCAACCGCTAATAAAGTTGCTGATGAAGCGCAAACACCAACGTCCACAGTTGCTGTAGTGAATAGTTCTGCATCATCTGACACTGAAACGACGTCAGAATCCGCCTCACAATCAGGAGAAAAAGTAGTATAATAATCGTGAACTGTTCTAGTCCCCCATGCTTCGGCGTGGGGGATTTTTTGCGTAAAAAGCCGCCTGCTGTAAAGGCAGACAGCTAATACATAAGAGAAAGTATCTTAGCGAAAGAGGAAACCAGATTATTACTAGGTTCCATTATTATCATAGGAATACATGAGAAATCGTGCAACTTTAATACTCACTACTGTGAAACTGACATTATTAATAACTGGTATTTGTCAAAACGGGTGCTTCTCATACGTATTACACGGTCGTTTCAGGTGACTCATGGTGGGTGATCGCTCAACGCAACGGTTTAAGCGTCTACACGTTGGCAGCACAAAACGGTAATAGTATCTATTCAACGATTTATCCGGGCACAAAATTGATTATCAAATAGACGAAATTTCTACAAAATAATAATTCTTAAGAAATAATGAACGAAGACGCTCACTCCTAACCGAGTGGGTGTTTTTTTGAGGTGTTTACGTTTTTAAACAAAAGGTGTATTATTGAATACATAACCTAGAAAGCTTGTGATATAAATGATTGAAAAAAATTTAGTTATACCAGAACAAAGCGCCCAGCAAAAATTGGTGCATTTAGTTAATCCTAAGTGGCAGGCCCTGTTATCTATGGCGGTTGAAAGAGGATATGATATGGCTTATACAACCCTGCATGGTGCTGACAGTGTAGCTACATGGATGCTGGAAGGTAGAGGGCCCGTTGCGGTTGAATCGCGAATTAAGCAAATTGCGGTTGAAATCTGTATATGTCGACTAATTGAAAGTGGAACACTTCCTTTTGACTATCACTACACATATAATGATGCGGGTAATCATAAATATCTTCTAGTGAGCAATGATTCTTTTCATCTTACGGTTAATCAATGCCATAATGGTAATAAACCAGCAAAAAAGGTGCAGTATCGTGCTAAGGAGAACACTAACTTTCAGACACGATTGGTGTTTGACAAGGATGATATGATTGAAGATGACCCAGTTAGTGAATATCTGGAATTGGATCATGGTTACAAATCAATTACGCCAAAGTTTGTCTGTTTAGGAATTCCCGATGTGGAAACAGATGGATGGCAAGCAAGAATTGATTTATCGCGAGGACTGTCCGTTCTTTCAAGTGATTCGTTTAATACGAAAACTTCTGGTCCAGCTACAATTACTCCTGATGAATTTGCTAGCTATTTAAAAAGAGAAAGTAATGATTAGATATGGAACGATTAACGCAGTTGGTTCCGGCAAACTTGAAGTTTGCACGTGAGCTAAATGGAATGACCATAACTGAGTTGTCTGAAAAAACGAGTGTTAGCAAGCAGTCAATTAGTAATTGGGAGAACGGTAATCGATCTCCAGATTTCGGAACCATAAAAAGGTTAGCCAATATTTTGAATGTACCATATCTTCTTTTGGTGTCAGCTGCTAGAGAAGGTGCATCTACTGAAAATCTTGCACTATTTAGAAGTCGGGTGGCAGTCCCTAAACGTTCTAAGATTGCTTTTGAACATGTTTTGGAAATTTATGGAGACTTAGTTACTAGACTGTCGAGTATAGTAAATTTACCGGAATTTCGTTTGAACAAGTTGTTGACTGATTATAAAAGTTTTAGAGTGATTGAAAACCATGAAATTGAAAAAAAGGCTTCAGAGATGAGAGACTTTTTTAATTTAAGCAATGGTCCTATACTAAATATGACAACTATTTTGGAACGTTCAGGAATTAATGTGGTTTTTATTAATAGGCCAGGTCTGGG